TAAGAAGGAACATCAGTACGAGTTGCTAGTAATGGGTTTAATTCACCTGATGAAAAGTTCGTTAATACAGTCTTTAATGTTCTTCCCATTAGGCATCCGTTCTTGTAGATCTTCGTAGATTAATAAATCTATTAGTATCTAGTACTTTTGAAGTTGTTTCAGAAGAATCAATATTTTTAGCAATAAGAAATTGTCTTTCAGCTAACAATTTAAATTGTTCAATCATTTTTGCATCTCTAGCAACTGAACCTGCAAAGATTGCTGCTAACTCATATTCTAAAGCTAAAATAAAATGAGGTGGAAAATATGATTCATCTACTCTGTAGATATAATCCATAATTAATTTACTTGTAGAACCATAAGTGTTTACATAAATGTAATCTTGGTATCTAGCATATGGGATAACATAATCGTTTACTGTTACCGTATTGATTTGTAATACTTCTGGATTAGTAGGTACTTGATAAGCATAATCATATCTACCTACTGGAGTATTAGATAATAATGAAATTTGTTTTTGATTAGTAGCAAATCTCCATTTGTGTCTTGTTAGAGCTGCTCTTGTAATATCTTCGTATATGTTGTTGGCAACTAATGCTTCAGTACTTCCATCAGTAAAAGATGTTATAGGTTGAGCACCTATCATCACTAAAGCTCTTGCACATATATCTATCTTTGTTGTTGCCATAATTATAAAAAAAAATGACTTGGGGGATTGCTCCCCCAAATCGAAACTAGCACTAAGCTAATTTTGATGTAGTAACAGTAGTTGCACCAGAAGCTGAAGTAACCACGATTAAATCAGATTCCATAGTACCACCAACAGTAGCTGCAACAAGGATCATATCACCTTGTTTCAGTTCTGCGTAAGCACTATTAAAGTAACCACTACCTACAATTGATGAAGTCGCATCTCCGTCAGTATAATACCAAAGAGAATTGCCACCCATCTGTGCTACCTTTTTAATAGGATTGTCAGTTGCGTATGCCATGTTATATATCTCCTTTTATTATTCTGTACAAAGTTGGACTCTTGCAGCATCGCCATCGATTTCTACTGCACCTAAAGATAACATAGATGTTATTAGGTGAGATACTTTCTCAGGGATGTAGTTAACTTCAGTTCTAACATCAGATCCAATTCCAGCACCAATTGCTGATTTATGGAAAGCTAGATTTTTTCTGTCCGAACCAGAAGTCGATAAACCAGAGTGTACGAAGAACAAAAATCCCATCCATCTCTTGGCAGTAATACCACCAGGGAATGGAAGATCATTCGGCCCTACATATTCAACTCTAGAAAATTGATCTATTGATAATAGATCTGACCATTGTTTCGGCCCAACTACCCAATATCTCTGACCATCGTCAGGAACATCATTTCCGTTAAATACTTCCATCATGTTCTTTGCTTTGATCAAAGTCATACCAGTAGCTGAACTGTTTACATTAGCTGCGATTGAAGTTGCTCCATCAAGCACATCGATAAGCACTTGGTCAGTTTTTCTACCTAGTGCGTACGCTGCTGATTGGGCTACAACTTGTCTTTCGTCAATGTTTACCTTTAACTCGTCAAGTTTGTCAACATAGTCTGCTGCGTAGTAATCAGTTAAAGTTGCTGACACATTGCTGTGAGCTAGATCCATTGCAACTACTTCAGCATGTCTTGCTTTAGTATTTGCAGAACCTTTTGCAACTTTTTGAAACTTAACAGTAGAACCATTGACACCATTAACTGTTCTAACTAAATTTTTCAATTTGCTTCCCATTCTTTGGTAAGCCATATGAACTTCAGCTTCGAACTGCGTTATAAAGGCATTAGTTATAGATGTTGCCATTTGCATGTCCTTTTTTGTTAGTTATTATTATTAACCGATTATCTTTTAATGCAGAGGATTGTTGTCCAGTTAAGGGCAATCATTGAACATTTCAAAGGTCTTGAGATTATTAATATTTGATAACTAACTATGTAAGCAACGCACAATTATATCCATTCTTTAGGAATAGTTATAACTTCTCCAAATTCTATTTCACCTTTTTCGTCATGAGAATAAGTACCAAAAAGAGTAATATAATCATCTGTATCTTTATAAACCCAAAAGTCGCCTGTTACGCAGTTTGCAGGTCTAGCAGCTTCAATATCTTTTTCACTGATCCAACCTGTTTGACTAACGCAATCAAGCCACTTTATAGGTTTTTTAAGTTTTTTATATTTAAACTTAACCTGGTTTTTGTCCTTTGTATGCCTTTTCATATAACTCCGTTACTCGTCTTACATATGCAGGATCTCTCCGTGAGCTGTCATAGTATCTAGGATCATTTAACATTGATTTAAGATCATCAATATTAGCAGAAACATCTACTTGTGTTTGTGATGTAGGCATACTGCTATCCTTGGTTAGTTTCATTACTTCTTCAAGAGCTTTAACTCCATCAGCTGTAGCAGCAAAACCTGATACTGCATTATAAGCATCTGGACTTAAATGTTTTTTAGACCACATGTTTGCAGCTTCTATTCTTTCCTTACCAGCATCTCCAAGTTTTTGTCTTTCAAGTTCTGGATTAGGAAGGTTTGCTGTTGCATTTTCTACAAATGCTTGGACTCCTGAATCATATTGTTCTTGAGTTAATCCTGCTTCTCTAGCAGTTTTACCCCACCATTGAACAATAGGCATTTCTTCTGAAATAGATACTTTAGTATTTTCATCTAGTTCAGGTACAGTTAACTTATAAGTTTCAGGAACCTTGCTTAATCTTTCTGTTTCAAGATCGGTTCTGATTTGCTTTGTTAAGTCTTCTGTTCTTGAACCTAATTTAGATTCAAGTGTGTTATAAGAAGAAGCTAAATTTTCTATATTAACTTCTTGTTTGTTAGCATCCCAAAACTTATCCTGAACAAATTCAGGTTTAGTTACCTCTGAAGGTACTTCAGTGGCGATTGGTGCTGCATTATTAGCATTATCATCTGCCATCGTTTTCTCCTTTTTTTATGCGTGTGTTAATAATTCCAACTAGAAATCGCATACCTTCTAAATGGAATAATCTGTTGCCATCTATATTTGGCCCAGCAACAGCTTCTATTGTGATTGATTTCAAATAGTCTAAAACTTTTTTACCCTCATCTCCTTTGAAGACATTGGCAAAATGTTTATTTAAAATCTGATCATCTGCTTCAGATCTTACATAACCATCTATACTATTTGCTATCTTGGGTTTCTCTTTCTTAAGGTCTTTCCAAGCCATAACTACGCTCCTGGTGGAGCTTCACCTCCTTCTGGTGTTTGTTGCATTTGTTGTAAACTGTTAACTAGTTCTTTTTGCTCTTGTTCATTTCTAATTAACTTCTCTGGTAAGTTCATTTTTTCAGCTAAATATTTTGCAGTTTCATTTTGATCCACAATTAAATTAATCATTTGTGGGCCAAATGTTCCAGCAATTATTTCGTTGAATCTAGTCACATCAGTAACATCTTGCATATGTTGAGCTTGTGCTAGAGGTGAACGAGGAGCTACTTTAACTTCCCTACCGTTTACTTTAGGGATTTCTATTCTACCCTGTTTGGATAAAATTCTAATTATTCTTCTTAATAATGGATTTATTAATTCAGATTGAAGTCTACCAAAAGAAGAACCTATCTGTCTAGATAGATCTGCCATTCTTTCAGAAACTTCTGTTGCTGTCATAGGTGTTCCTTCAGGTCTACCTAATGCTTCCATGTATAATGCTTTCTTAATATTCTGACGCATATCATTTAATACTAATTGAGCTACATCAAAATTAGATGCTGATTGAATTGGTAATAAACCTTTAGAACCTGGAGCTACAGGTATTAGAGATCCGGGAACAAGTGAAATGTTATCAGGATTAATTACGCCATCATCTTCATAAGTATATACTCCAGATACAGACATCTGTGCATTTTGTAATATTAATTCTATTGTAAGGTTACAAGTTTTAATAGCACCCATTGCATTAAATACTGGGCCTCTACCATATACTTCACCAGATGCTTTGTTCCATCTAAATACTAAATATGGATTTGAACCTTCACCTTCATATATTTCTTCTAATAAAATATGTTTAGGATTTTCTAATACTACACACATCTTATATTTTTCTACATTGTCTTCGTGAATTTTATATACAGCTTCTATTATTTTAATTTTTTTCTTTTGTTTTAAAGGATCAAAGTTTTCAGGTAATACAGCTCTAGGATATAAAATATTTATTTCGTGAGGTTTACATTCTCTAGTTCTATAAATAGAATCTATAGCACCATCTGGGCCAGTGTTTAAACAAACTCTTGTTAATGGTACTGCTGAAAATTTAATTGGGTTTACAGCATCACCTTCTTCAACAAGAATAACACCTGTACCAATTGCAAGATCCATAAATGATTCATGAATCTCTTGATTAAAATTAGATGCTTGTAATACTTGAAATACATAGTCAGTAATTTTATCTAACTCTAAATTAATAAATGGTCTATTCTGTTCTGGTATTTCTGTACCAGCTTGAAAATCTGCCCATCTAGCAAAAGTAGGAACAATACCTGCTTGTAATCTAGATGCAAATTCTTGTACTCCAACTACAGCAGTTTCATCAAAAATTTTATCTGTTCTTTTTTGACCAGGAGCTTCTTCATAAAATGATTCTCTATTAGGAAGACAATATTCATATGCTTCTTCGAATCTATCTTTCCAATAGTCTTTTATATTTTTAGCTTCCTTATATTTTTTAAGGATAGCTGTTGCTTTGTCCTGTCCACCATAATCTGGTGCATCTGCTGTTTCTATATATTCCATTTATTTTTTCTTTTTATTTTTTTCCTTACCAAGTCTGTCCATTTCTTTTTCAACAGATCCTGGCCCATAAATAAAATCAATCTGTGCATCAGTAGCAGGATAATGATCTCCGTGCTTTTTTTTACCTTCTGCAATTTTTTCTTTTATCCATGATTTAGTATGCCATGATTCATGTGCCATAGTTATCTCCTTTAATTAAAAAATCCTCTACCACCTTCATTAGCAAATAATGATCTCGAGCTTTTTACAGATAGTCTTTTCTTTTTAGAGTAATCTGCTTGTTCTTCATTTGCTTGATCTTTTTTTGCATCTGCTGCTGCATTTTCTTGTTCTAATTGGAATGTAGATTTTTCTACTTTGTTATCATTTTCATTTCCACCCATCCAAACTTCTCTAGTAGTCATAGTACCATCTGCTTTTCTATGTTTAATATTTTCTTTTCTCCATCCACCTGTAGGATTTCCATAAGCATCTGTTTTACCAGACATTCTATTAGACATATAAGAATCAAAAACTTCTTCTTGTTTAGCTGAAGTTAAATTTTTAAATTCTGCTTGAGTATAACCAATATTGCCTTTAGATCTTTTAGAAGATAAAACTTTTCCAGTAAAATATTCTCTTGTTTTTACAGAACCTGCATTTGTCCATCCTAATGTAGCATTACCAATTACATTAATTGCTAATGAACCAGTTTTTACTTCGTCTATTTTACCAGCATTATGAAATTTATCTAGTTTTTGACCTTCTATTTTATCTTTTAATTCTGTATCAACACCAATAGCTTTGCCATCTCTATAGGTTTGAAAAGTAGAACCTTTCTTTCGACCAGCTTGTTGTTTTCTGT